CCCCGTGCCAATATGGACATTATGTTTATCATGATGTTTTTCCTTTTCCTTTTCACCTTAGCAGTGCCTGTTGTGTCAGTTTTCTTGTTCCACAAGTGCGTGGTTCAGTTGGAATGGCTACAGGAGTTGTTGGAGGAATGGAGTTTCCGGCGGGATATGAGGGCTGCACGGATTTTGAGGAAACGCCAAATTGGGCGGCGCAGCAGACAGGCTTGCATGCAGATTGCTATGATGGGAGATTTTGATGACTTAGTAGCGGTTGGGCAGGAGCCTTATGTGCGTAGTGCGTATAAAATTAGTAGGGTCGTGAGGGGAGAATTAAACCGACCGAAATTTTCAAAAGCCAACGAAGGGTGCGTGTTCGATTTTCTCACCAGGAAAAGGGCTGACTTAGCTCCTGGGATGCGAGATGCAGATTGGTACCGAGTGAAGAGCTTGGCTGTCAAACTGTCTTTTGTTAAGGATGAGGATGAGGAAGTCCACGACTCGGTTGCTACTCGGCTTGGTCACATGGTGGACCAGGCATAGTGGTGCCGAGTCGTGCTTGAGGGTTATGAGGCTGTGGTGACGCTCAGCCATGATAACATCAAGGTGCTCCGCGATTTCGGAAGACATAAGTGTAGGTATGCATTTGGCTACGCGCGAGGGGCTGTGGGGGATAACTTATTTTTCTATAACAATACACTGAGCGTAGGTTTGAGAGCGCTCACGGAGAGGTTGTACTATGTGAAGGGGCAGGACGGGTTTATTCCTTGCCCCCGACCAACTGCTTGTTTTTCCACTTTGCAATATTTCATATCTTCCGTGGTGCGGCAGCTACCGGAACGACCTCCTGTGTGGACACGCGAAGAGTTTGTCCAGTCATACACAGGATCGAAGTTACGGTGCTACCAACAAGCACTCGCTCGGTTGACTCTGTCGGGAGTCAAGCGTCAAATGGGTTTTTGGAAGACCTTCATTAAAGCAGAGTTTTATAATGGAACTAGCAAAGCTAATCCTTGTCCACGGCTTATACAACCCAGAACACCTGAGTATAATATCCTCATTGGCAGGTTTCTGAAGCCGGCAGAGAAGCTCATTTACAAAGCTATAGATCGGGTGTTTGGACAACACACTGTTTTGAAGTGTGACAACCCCTGGAAGCGTGCAGCTACTATTGTTCAATATTGGAAAGCATTTTCAAATCCCTGTTTTGTTGGACTAGATGCTTCCCGGTTTGATCAACATGTTAGCGCTGAAGCTTTGGAGTTTGAACATTCTCTATATAATATGATCTTCAAGGATTCGGACTTGGCCACGTATCTCCGGTGGCAGATTGATAATACTGGATACGCCAATTTCTCAGATGGCACCGTCAAGTACACAGTGTCTGGTGTACGAGGATCAGGTGACATGAATACAGCTCTAGGAAACGTATTCTTGATGTGCGCCATCACTCACCATTACTTAAACTCACTGGGCGTCAAATATCACTTCATCAATGATGGAGATGATTGTGGGGTCTTTTTGGAGAAGGAGCATTTACATTTGTTAGATGGTCTTCCTTCACATCATTTATCTTATGGGTTTGAGATGGAGGTTGAGCAACCTGTCTTTGAGTTAGAGCAGGTTGAGTTCTGCCAGTCCAAACCTGTTCACCTCGGTAATGG